TAAATTTACACGTATGAATTCTTGTGCTCCTGTCTTTGAAAGTTGTATGGTTTGGCGACCTGACACAAGGTTTGCAGACGAAGTTGTAGAAGAATGTGCAGCATTTCCAAATGGTGAACATGACGATTTAGCAGATAGCATGACACAAGCTATCTTGCGTTTTCGTCAAGGAGGGTTTATCATTACTCCAAGTGATTACGAAGATGATGAATATTACCGAGAGAAAAGGGAGTATTATTAATGGCAAAAAAAGGATTTAAAAATTTTGATTTAAAAGCTAGAAAAATGGCTAAAGAAAAAAGAACAAAAAAATTTTTTGATAAAAGAACTATTTTTGATCTTTTAGAAGGAACTACAAGATTAGGTAAAAATAAATTTATGTTGCCTTTTAATAAAGGTGGCATAGTAGCTAACACACAATCAAAATTTAAAGGACATTATTAAGCTGTGGAAAAAGGTTTTGGCATTGGTGATGCAAACATTTTTGACTTACAGAATGTTTTTAATCCTGTAAAAAAGTTTGCTAGTGATGTCATAGCCGATGTCAAAGAAAACAAAGCTGACTTACTTCCCTACATGGGTATTGGTGCCACAACTGACATAGCTGGTTTTCCTGCTGATATGTACAGTTTGTATGGTCAGCTACGAAAAGGTGTAGGTTCTCCAACACTAGCAAGTGTGATAGGGCCGCAACTTGAAAAGGTCATAGGCTCTGAGGCTCTTTTAGAAAATATATCTCTTCCTGCATTGAAACAAATGGGTATTGAACCCAAAAGAGGAACATATACCGAAGATTTAGGAAGAATTTTAGGATTACCGGGTGCTGGTTTAGCAGTAAAAGCTGGAACAGATATTAGCAAAGGACTTGGAGAAGTTGCACTAAAAGCCTTAAAACCAGATGAGGTTGCTATGACACCTGAAGGTTTTGCAATGCCTATTAGAAAAGATTCTTCTGTTCTTGAGATGAGTGGTAAGGCATCTGGTACTGGTCAATACTCTGATGAACTTACAAAACAGATAGAGGGTTTAGAAGATACCAACCCTGATATATATAAGTCAGCACAGGCTATGGTCAAAGGTAATAATCCTGAAGATCGTATTAAGAAAATGATTGAATCAAGATTAGCACCAAAACAAAAGGTTTTGACAGGTACAGCAGAGCAAGATCTTAACTTTGTTCCCACTGCAAAAACTTTTCCTGAAGATCCAAAAATGTATTTAGAACAAAATTATAAATACAAAGACCCTAATGTAAAAAGAGCTGACACTGCTAATTTATTTAATTCAAGAATGAATTATAATAATCAACCTTATTCTCTTGAACCAAGAAATAAATTTGTTAGAGAAAGACCTATCCACTTTAATTCTGTTGTTCTTGCTAGACAAGCTCTTACCGATAGTCCTGATGGTCAGTTAACTGGTAAAGAAATATATAATCAGATTAAAAACTCTCAATTAAAAGACGGTGGTGTTAAAGATAAAGAATTAAAAGATACAGGATTAGATATATTAAAAGACAGTGATGATGTATTTGAATTGAGTCCTAATCAAAAGAGTTTAATAAATATAAGTGGGATGGATATAAGTAGTCCTGACAAATTACAATTAACTTTAACTAAAAATCAAATTGTTTCAAGAAGTAATTTTATAAGTGATTATACTGGTACACCAGACGCTAAAGATTTTGATCAAGTGCCTTTTACTGACAGTGAACCAATTTATGTTGGCGAATCTTATCCGAGAATGTTTGAGGACAATCAAAGAATAGGTGGAGAGAATTTAGCAAAACAAGAAAGTTTAGATTACGGTATAATTTCAATAAATGATCCAAAATCTAGGTTTACAGCACATATAAGTGGTGATGTTCCTCCTGAAATTGCAAAAGGTAATATTGCTTGGTCAAGAGTTTCCGTAAGAGAACATCCTAATGGGAAAAAATATCTTATTCCAGAAGAATTTCAATCTGATTTACATACAAAAGCTCAAGGATCAAAAGACAAACCTGGTCAAGGCTATAAGTTAACTGAAAAAGAGCAAGAAGCTGCTGATCTTGATTATGAGAATAAGAGTGATATTCACAATATAGAACATAGAAAATTAATGGAAGAAATTGAAAAACCATTTGCTGATTCTTATTATGGATCTCCTTTTCATATGGGTTTAGCTTCAGAATTACCTGACAATTTAAAACCAAATTATTCAGTTTTGGGTGAAAATGCTAATGATATAATTAGATTAAAAGAATTACATGAAGATGCTATAATTGATTACTTAGGTGATACTTCTCGAACAGACGATGCAGATAACTTGGATTTTTGGGGTGGTATAGATCGTGGAGATGCTAATAAAGCATTTAACAAAGTGGTAAGAGATATATCAAGATCTCAAAGTGGTGAAATTGATGTTGGTATTATGGGTCATAGTTTAGATGCTTCTCTACCGACGCGTGGTAGCAGAAGCAGAAAAAAATATTATGATTCTGTTGAAAAATATGCAGAAACAAGAAATAATTTAATTGAAAAAATTTCAAAACAAAAAACTTCTAAAATAGATGAAGGTTTGGAAGCAGATGAAAATTATCAACAGGTAAAAAATAGATTTGATGAGGGAGATATTAGTGAAGATTCTCTTAATTCTAGTGCTAATTTTAGGAGAGGTTATTTAAAAAATTTTCAAGATGAGCTTATTGAAGTAGAATTAAATACCTTATCATCAAAAGGTATACACACAAGAGATCAAATGTTTAGTAAAGTTGCTGATTTACATAGTCAAATAAGAGATGTCATTGAGCCAATAGAGGCTTTACTTAGCGAAGATAAAACAAAGTTTTATAGAAATGTTTGGAAAACAGTTTCTGATTTAAAAAAAGATCCAGAGTTTAAAAAATTTAAACAAACAAGAGATGAATTTGGTATTCGGAAAGGAGAAGACGAAACACAAGCTTATGTAAAAAATAAATTTTTTGAAATTGCTGATCCAAATGGAGAGCTTGAGTTAAAAGAACATATTGAATTATCAATGAATGAACGTGATTTTGCTCAATTAATTTCAGAAATAGACAGTATGGTAAATCCATATACATATGCCTCAGATGTTATTAGAAACTTGCCTTACTTAGAAGTTTTACATTCATTTAGAAAAAATAATCCAAAAGACGTGCTTCTTGATTCAGTGTTTGAACTAGATCAAAATTCATCAAATGTAAAAAAATATTTTGAAACAAAAAAAGAAAGAGATAAAGCATTTCAAAAAAGTATAGATGTTAGCGATATTCCATATTCTCCGTTACCACAACAAAGTGAGTGGACAAAAGTTTTAATGAGAGATTTAGTTAGAACGGCTGCTGATAAAGGACTAGATGGTGTTGTATTGCCAAATGCACAAGCTTATAAATATGCTGGTGGTAGAACAGATAAATTAATAGAAGGCTATAGAAACACAACTATACCTGCATTTAAATCTGTTGCAAAAGAGATTGATGCAGATGTTGATACAATTGAATGGAAAGGTTGGACTTCGGAACAACACCCTGCATATGAATCATTTGATGATCTAACAGCTAATAACGAACATCTAGTAATACCTGTAAACAAAAACTTGTCAGGAACATCAACTAGAGGTTATAAAGAAGGTGGACAGGTAGGTTCTTTAGGAAATGTAAATGTTCTTGATTTAGGAGAAAGAGTAAATGGCTGAAATACCATTGGGTCCAGGCGGCCCTCAAGCAGATATGATAGAAGAAGCAGAAGAGCTTGATATTGTAGAGGTTCCAGAACAACCGAATATTACCGAGTTAGATGATGGAACTGCAATTATTGGCGAGATGCCAGAAGAGCCTATGTCATCTGATCAAATACCATTTGATGCTAATTTAGCTGATTTCATTGATGAAGCAGATTTAAGTAAAGTTTCTGATGATTTATCTTCATCTATAAAAGATGACATATCATCTCGTGATGAATGGGAACAAGTGTACAAGTCTGGATTAGAGTTGCTTGGTATCAAATATGAAGATAGAACTGAGCCTTTTGAGGGTGCAACAGGTGTAATACATCCTTTGTTATCTGAATCTGTCACACAGTTTCAAGCACAGGCTTATCGTGAATTGTTACCAGCAGGCGGCCCCGTTAGGGTTCAAGTTATGGGTCAGGAGACACCCGAACTTGTTGCACAGGCTGAACGTGTTAAAAATTATATGAACTATGAGATTACTTGTACAATGGAAGAGTTTGATCCTGAGCTTGATCAAATGCTTTTTTACCTTCCAATTGTTGGTTCAACATTTAAAAAAATATATTTTGATCCGTTACTACAAAGAGCCGTTAGTAAGTTTGTCCACGCAGAAGATATAATTGTTCCTTATTCTGCTACAGATTTGTTGACGGCTTCTCGTGTTACTCACGTAGTAACTATGAGCAAAAATGATATTCTTAAATTACAACTAACAGGTTTTTACAAAGATGTGGATTTACCAGATTCCGATCATAGTGCTACAAGCTATACAGATATTAAAGAAGAGCTTGATAAAGCTGATGGAACTTACCCATCATCTTATGATGAAGAGTTAACTATACATGAAGTACATACAAATCTTGATCTTGTTGGTTTTGAAGATAAAGATGAAAATGGCGAAGAAACAGGATTAAAATACCCTTACATTGTTTCTATTTTAGAAAAAACAGGCAAAATACTATCTATTAGAAGAAACTATGATCCAAACGACCCTCTTATGCGTAAAAAACAATATTTTGTGCATTACAAGTTTTTACCCGGTCTAGGTTTTTACGGATTTGGTTTAACACATATGATGGGTGGTCTAGCTAAAGCATCAACGAGCATATTAAGACAATTAATTGATGCAGGCACATTGAGTAATTTACCTGCGGGTTTTAAGGCACGAGGAGCTAGAATAAGAGATGAAGATTCTCCTTTGGCACCTGGTGAGTTTAGAGATATTGATGTAGCAGGTATGGATATACGTCAATCATTGATGGCATTGCCGTTTAAAGAGCCGTCAAATACGTTGTATTCATTGTTAGGTACTTTAGTAGACTCTGGTAGACGTTTTGCTTCTATGGCTGACATGAAGATTAGTGAGATGGGTGGCGAAACACCTGTTGGTACTACAATGGCTATTATGGAACGTGGCACAAAAGTAATGAGTGCTATTCATAAGCGACTTCATTATTCACAAAAGCAAGAGTTTCAATTACTCGCACAAGTGTTCGCCCAGAATCCAAAGCCATATCCTTATCAGGTACCAGGTGCTCCTCCGATGATTATGCAGACTGACTTTGATGATCGTATAGATGTCATACCTGTCAGTGACCCGAACATTTTTTCGATGTCACAAAGAATAGCGTTATCACAAACACAATTACAATTAGTTCAAAGCAATCCAGAACTTCACGGTGGTCAACAGGGATTGTATCAAGCATATCGTAAGATGTATGAGGCATTGGGTGTATCAAATATTGACCAGATACTACCACAACCTCAACAACCACAACCAATGAATCCTGCGAAAGAAAATCAAGAGGCAATGAGAGGTTCTAGGTTACAAGCATTTCCACAGCAAAACCATGAAGCTCACATTGAAGCTCATTTAGCTATGTTGTCTACGCCTGTTGCTCAAATTAATGCAACAATTGTTATGACATTACAAGGTCACATACAAGAGCATATAGGTATGATGGCAGAGGCTATGGCACAAGCTGAAATAACAGCGACCATTACACCTGAACAGCAAATGATGATGCAACAAAATCAACAAATGATGCAAGAGATGCAGACACAGATACAAGATCGTGCAGCTGTTATTATTGGTGAATTAACTGAGAAATATGCACAGACTATCCAACCAGAAAGTAATTCTGACCCATTGGTAGAAATAAGAAAACAAGAGTTGGCAATTAAAGGTGCTGAATCTCAACGTAGAGCTCAAGAATTTGAAGAAAAACAAGAACTTGAAAAAGAGAAAGAAAGAAATCAACGATTGGTTGATCAACAAAGAATTGACATTTCAGAAGAGGCATTGAATGATAAAACACGTATTGCAGAAGAGCGTATCCAAGCTCAAAGAGATATTGCTAATGCTAACAACAATAGGAGAGACTAAATTGGTAAGTTCTATTAGAGAAAAAATATATAAAGTTGAAAAACAAAAAAAGGTAGACAGAAGAAACGCTAAAGAAGGTGTTGCTCCTGAACCAGTGTTTCATGAAGTAAAAGAACCTGAAGTTGAAAAAGTAATTGACAGTGGTGAAGTAAAAGCTACACCTAAAGTTACAAAACCAAAGATAAAGAAAAAAGGCAGACCAAAAAAGGAGAAGTAATATGGCACTAAAACCAGTTCCTAAAGATAATAAAGGTTTA